GCCAACCCCATTTTCCTAAGTTACTGGTGTTATAGCGTTTGGCAAAGAATGAACGGACTGGTTCCATTATAGTTGAGTATGCCAAAAGCACACCTATTCCATAAACTGTTAAGACCCAAAATAAAAATTCAATCATGAGATATCTCCATAAATAGAAATAGGCAATTTATTATGGTCAATGAAAGCTTGCCTATTTTTGTGCCATGAATCTCGACCTACAAGTTGACCGCTTGAGTGATGAATCATGGTGATCGGGACTGCTCTATTTACCATTCCAAGTTTAAGAGCAGTAGTTGTATAGTGAATGTCATAAAAATCCCATTCACCTTCAAAGTATTCTGGCTTTTGTAAGCCTACGGATCGTATATTTTTAGCTTTTGCTGCTAAAAATACACCATCAAGTACCGCTACATTGTCGTAAGGCCCATAAAAAGTTGGATATGGTTGCTTTTTTTCATTCAAATGCATCACTAAACCACTATGGTGGCCCATTTTATGGTTATCCCAATTCCACCAAACCGCATCTTGACCTAAAAAACGGGTTCCTGCGGGTCCAATAAAGCATATTTTTGGATTTTCTAGCTCTTCTTTTAAGATTTTTATTAAATCTGGGCCTTTAGAAGTAATTTGTATGTCATCGTGACAGAAAATTACAATATCTTCATCATTTGGATTGATTAATTTAAATGCATTTGAGTAAGCTTTAAAAATAGATGTAGGATTTACAATTAAATTTACTCTAATACTATTAGTGTTAAGAAAATTAAGTAGTTCTAGTGTTATATTATTAACATCTTTACTTCTAGTACAAATGACAGCATATATATTCATATATATATTATAGTAATAATATAAATTTTTTATGGAAAATCAAGTTTTAGCTTTAGAATTTAAATCCTGTAAAGAAGATCCCAATTATTTTATATCAAAGTATATAAAAGTTGTGCATCCAGTTAGAGGATTAGTTCCTTTTAAGCTTTATGGATTTCAAAAAAAGATTTTACAAGATTTACAATCCCATAGATTTAATATTTTGAGAAAATTTAGACAGGCGGGGTGTACGACTATTGCTGCTGCCTATGCTTTGTGGTTTGCAATTTTTAATAAACATAAATCTGTCATAATTTTATCTAAAGGTGATGCTGAATCCACCGAAGTTCTAGATAGAATAAAAATTATGTACGATGAGCTTCCTAGTTTTCTAAAACCCGGAATTATTGAAGATAATAAACACACTTTAAAACTTTCTACTAATTCTACTATCAAATCTAGACCTTCAGGAAAGCAATCAGGACGATCTTTAGCAGGATCCTTATTAATTATAGATGAAGCTGCTTTTATTGAAAACATTGATACTATTTGGGCTGCGGTTTATCCTATTATTTCTACTGGCGGTAGGGCTTTTGTCCTTTCTACGGTAAATGGTGTTGGTAATTGGTATTATGATGTGTATAGTAAAGCAACTAGTAAAGAAAATTCTTTTAATGCCATGGATATTAAATGGCAAGACCATCCTGAATATAAGCGTCATTTAGGTTATGAGTGGTTATATTCGGAAATGGAAGAAAAAGGATTAAATGTTGATGATTGGGAAAAAACCACTCGTGCTAACATGCCAATGCGTCAATGGATGCAGGAATATGAGGGGGTATTCCTAGGAACTGGTGAAACTTATATCAATGGAGAGATTTTAAGTAGAATAAATTCACAAACGAGCCAACAATATATTCAAAAATACGGGGATAAGATGAGAGTTTGGCAAGATCCATTGCCATATTATACTTATATTCTTGGATGTGATGTTTCTTTAGGTGGTAACCGCGATTATTCTGCCTTTCATATTATAAATGCCTATAATGGGCAGCAAGTAGCAGAATTTTATTCTAATAATACTCCAATAAATGAGTTTGCACAAATTATTAATGAGGAAGCTAGTATATATAATATGGCATATGTTATTCCTGAAAGAAATACAATTGGGAATAATTTAATAGATTGGCTTTTTAATGTTTATGAGTATGAGAATCTTTGGGCTGATGAAAGAGGTAAGTTTGGTTACCAATTGACTAGTCAGAACAGGGAACAGTTATTGGCTACATTGGAAGAATCCTTAAGAACAGAAACCATAAAAATAAATTCTAGTAGGACTTCTGATGAGTTATTAACTTTCATTGTTAATGAGCACGGGAAGGCTAAAGCTGAAAAAACAAAAAATGATGATTTAGTTATGAGTTTGGCATTAACGGTTTTTGCTTATAAAAATTTGTTAGAGTCTTTCCCACAAGATTATTTCAAAACTACAGATGCCAATCAACAAAAAATGCCTATGCCAACTAAATCAATAAAGCAAGGATTGACAGAGGAAGAATACAAATGGCTGATGAAGTAAAAAAAATTAATGAGGGATATACAGAATTTGGTAATACCAATGAAAATGAATTCTATTACCCTATTGGTCCTTTAGGAAGGTTCTTTGCTAAGTTCTTTGCTCGTAAAGCCATCCCAGTTATAAAAAAAGAACAAGAACTTAAAAATGGCGACACAATAATTAATCCTGATGTCGTTAACACTGAAGATGGGGTATTAGGTGGTATTAATAGAACTCCAATTATGCCACAATTGGAGATGAATCGTAAGCGTAGATACAAAGATTATGAGGAAATGGATGATTATCCTGAGATTGCCGCTACATTTGATATTTATTCTGATGATTCTACTCTAAAAGGTATTAGAAACGAAAACTGGAAAATACAATCTGAAAGTGAAGATTTAATCAAAGAAGTTGAAAAATTATTTGATAGAATGTATCTTCAAAGATATTTGTGGGATATCGTCAGAAATACTGTAAAATATGGAGATTGTTTCGTAGAAGTTGTTTTAGATCTCAATAAAGAAGAAGAGGGTTTAAAGAAAATTAAAATATTAAATCCTGCATATATCATTCGTGTCGAAAATGAATTTGGATATTTAAAAGAATTTTTACAAGAAATTCCATCTAAGACAAATATTGATAATTTTGGCGATTCAATGTACTATGGTGGAAAACCCAATCAATACATTAAATTAGATAAAAATCAAATTATCCACTTTAGATTACATACTTCAGATCCAGCGTTTTATCCATATGGAAAATCAATAGCTGCTGCTTGTCATAGAACTTTTAAATCATTGAGAATGATGGAAGATGCTATGATGGTTTATCGTCTGGCACGCGCACCTGAGAGAAGAATATTCTATATTGATACTGGAAATCTACCAACTCAAAAAGCTGAGTTGTTCATGGAAAGAATTAAAGAAAAATTTAAAAAAGAAAAATTCTTTAATTCAAATACAGGAAATATTGATGCTAGATTCAATCCTTTAAGTGTCGATGAAGACTACTTTGTTCCAACTAGAAATGGTGCTGGAACAAAGATAGATACTTTGAGAGGTGCAGAAAATCTTGGAGAAGTTGACGATGTTAAATACTTTAGAGATAAATTATTAGCTGCACTAAAGATTCCAAAAGATTATATCGTAGAATTTGACAAGTCTCCAGAGAGAAAAGCCAACTTAGCTCAATTAGATGTTAAATTTGCTAGAGTTATTCTAAGAGTACAGAAATCTATAGAAGTTGGATTGGAAAATATTGCTAAGAGACACTTACAATTAAAAAATTATCCACCTTCATTAATCAAAGATCTTAGAATTAAATTACCTGATCCTTCTGATATGTTTGCTAAGAGAAAATTAGACTTAGATGAACAAAAAACACGGGTTATACAAGCTGTCAAAGGATTAGGATTACTCTCAAATAAGACAATCTATAAAGAATACTATGATATGAGTGAAGAAGAGATTGATAGAGAGTTGGAAACTATCAAGGAAGAACAAGAGCAGGCTATGGCTAATCAAGCAGAGCAACAGGCTGCTGCGGCAGCGGCTGCTCCTGCTCCTGCTGCTCCTCAAGCGGGTGCTGCCCCCGGATATGGCGAAGCAGGAGGGCAAGAAGGAATGGGAAATGTACAGCCTACAGCCACAGGTGCTCCCGTAGCTGAAGGATTAGAAAAGATAAAAAATATAGTAAATTTATCTAATGAAGAGAGATTAATAATAGAAAGAATCCTCTTAAAGCAAAAAAATAAAAATTAATTAATTTATCTAACATATATAAATGATAGATGCGGAGTGTTTTATGTTTACATTGTACGAAAACAGAGATAAAAAAGTAGCTTTATTAATAAAGCTTGGGGATTGTTTAGGTCGTTCTCTTCGTGAGAATGTAGCTCTATTTTCAATAGATGGGGCTAATGAGACAGTAATTTACATCACTGAAAGTGACAAAGTTATTAGTGGATCTTACAAAATAAATAAAGATGTTAGTTTAAATAACATCAAGATCCAAGATTCATCTATATTTAACGATGATACCTTGTATCAAAAATATATTAATGAAAAGGTTTCTAGTTTTGTTGACAAAATTTATAATGATGATTATAAAGAAGCAGATAATAGTTTCGGGGAACTACTAAGTCTATGGGAAAATAGACTTAAGTTTGATTCAGTTCAAAATAAACTAGCTGTTAAAACTCAAAAGTTTAATGAATCTCAAAAAATAATAAACACTCCAGAATTTTTAAGATTCCTAGAAATTCAACCCCAAGTTATAAATTTCTTACAAAAAAACTTTGATAGAGTAAGTAAAGTTCCAGAAATAAAGAATGCTATAAATCTTTCAAATACAATATCTGAAGGATTTAATATACCTTTTATGACATATCAGGAATTGGAAGAAACTCAATCTTATATTTTAAATGATGGAAATTCAGAAACAATTTATGAAATGATATGTCGTCAAGAATTAGTTAAAAAAGAATTACTTGAGTCTAAAAAAGAATTTGATGTAATTTGGGCAACTAATCCTTCAATACAAAAATTAGCTAGCTGTATTTTTGAAAGTGATGAAAAAATTATTGATGCTTTATCTGAAGCCATAAAAGAAGTTCCTTATGTTGCTTTGGCTTCTAAAAATAATTTATTTAAAGTATTTAGTAGTTCCCTTTCAGATATTGACGGCATAGGAGTTTCAGAAAAAGATATTCAAAAATATGCGTCTAAGATTTTTGAAGCTAAAAAAGAAGTTAAAGAGTTTATGATAAATACATTAAATGAAAAATTTGGTGTAAATGTTCAAAATCTCCAAGATCCACCTAGCTTTAAAAGTTTGATAAACACACAAGTTGTCATTTTTGAAACAATTTCAAGATTATCACCTAATGGAAGTATCATAAAGAAAACTTTAAGCGAACTTTCTGAAGTTTTGAAACAAAAATCAGGTGTAGAAGCTATAGATATTAACAATTTAATCTATGAAATGTTTATCAGAGCAGGTTACGGACAAATTCTTGACGAAAATAGAATGTTGAGTAAATATGCTCAAGTAGATTTTAGAAGAATTGCAAAAGATTTGAGTGATATTTCTACAGTTATTAATGGTATGAAGGATAAATTAATGTCTGATCAAGGCCAAGAAGATGTTGGCTATGAATCTGATGAAAATATTGAACCTGAGATGCCTGAAGAAGAGATGCCTGAAGAAGAGATGCCTGAAGAAGAGATGCCTGAAGAAGAGATGCCTCCTGAAGGGATGCAACAACCAGAAATGGAACCTGAAATGCCCCCCGAAGGGATGCAACAACCTGAAATGGAACCTGAAGGGATGGAACAACCTGAAATGGAACCTGAACAAATAAAAAGCAGGGAACAAATGATGGATGATTTAAATAATTTAGAACAAATGATAAAAGATTTAGCTGATGAGTTAAATATTTCAGACGAAAAAACTTCTGGTCCTGAAGAAGAAGAGGTAGATTGATATGGCAAACCCAAATTATGCACAAAGAACTTTTGCTAAAGTAATTAGTATCCCTACTGATGGCACTCTTAGTGTTAGTTGTGTTGATTCTTCAGGGGGATTGATAGATTGTAATTATTTTGAAGCGGGATATACTGCATCTACCACAACAGCATTTTGTTTTATATCTCCTAGAGTAGGTTCCGTAGGAAATGTTACTTCTTTAAATATTACTGGATTAACTTCTACTGCTGGTTCTGGTGCTCTCGGAACAGTTTTATATTCCAGATCAACACAATCAAATAAATCAGACTATTTATGTTTAGGATCAGAAAAATTTAATATTATAGATTTAAAAACATCTGGTTCTGGTGGGCAAGTTCTCCTTACCTATGGAGTTGTTAAACCAATAAGCAATGCAAGATTGACGGATACCTATATATATGATACTGGTAAATAAGGAAATTTTGAATGGTAAGTTCTGTTTCTTCGGTAGTATATGCTAGTTATGACCCTGAAGATGAAAATGTCGTAACTAGACTTAGAGCAGTTGCAGGCCCTCTTCCTGAAACATTAGGGGGCACTGCTAGAGAAGATTTATCTGGATTATTTTCATCAATAGGAAATGTTCCTGTAACATATAATAATGTTACTAGACAATTTATAGTAGATGATGTTACTGGAGTTGATGCAGAAATAACTTTTACTGCAATTAGAGATGCGATTGCTAGTGGAAGTGGAGATATTGTTTTTAATGGTGATTTTAAAACTTCTAGTGGCGGTAGATTTTTAGGAAGTCTTTCAGGGGATGTTTCTGGTAATTTAAGTGGAACTGCTACTTCTGCTCAATTAGCAGGATCAGCCACTTCTGCTTTATCTGCAACAGAAGCCACTTTAGTTAGAAATGTTAGATTTAACGGAGTTACTTATAACTTATCTTCAAATGTAGATGTAACAGTTACTGCTGGAACTGCTGTTGTAGATTTTACTTCTGTAAGTTCTGCTTTGTTTAGTGCTACGGGTCCTATAAGTATTAATGGTAAAAATATTAATAATGTAGGAACATTAGAAGGTTCTTCAGGCAGATTTACTAATGATGTATCTTCTGAGTCAGTATCAGGTACTAGTATACGAGGGGGAACAGTAAATGCTACAACATCTTTCTCTGGTCCTGCTGCAACTATAACTAATTTTACTGGTACAAATGTTAGTGCTATAGGTAGTGTAAGTGGAGCAACTTTAACTATTGCAGGAAATACTAGATTAGCTAATGTTAGTGCTACGGGCAATGTCAGCGGAGCAACTTTAACTATTGCAGGTAATACTACTTTAGCTGCTGTAACTGCTACAACTTCAGTTTCAAGCCCTGTCGCCACTATAACTAATTTTACTGGTACAAATATAAATGCTACGAATAATGTAAATGTTACAGGAAATATTTCTGCAATTGGTAATGTAAGTGCATCCGTTGGTAGATTTACGAATGTTTCTGCTACTAATGTTTCTGCTACTGTTGTATCAGGGCAAGACATATACGCGCCCTCACTAGAGGCAGGAAATGTTCTTGTTACTGTTGGGATGACATCTCCTAGTTTATCCGCTACTACTTTAACTGCGGATAATACTCAATTTATTAATTTTTCTTCAACTAATGCAACAGCTATAACACTAACTGCTACTACAGGTAATATTACAACTGTTAATGCTACTTCAGTTACCGGAACAAATATTGAAGGAACAACAAGTGTTAAAGGAGGAACAGTAAGTGCTACAACATCTTTCTCTGGTCCTAATGCTACTATAACTAACTTTACTGGTACAAATGTTAGAACAACTAATCTTAGTGCTACAGGTAATGTAAGTGGAGAAACTTTAACTATTGCAGGAAATACTACCTTAGCTGCTTTAACAGGAACTACAGGTCGTTTTACAACTTCAGTTTCTTCTACTAATGCATCAGCTATAACATTTAATGCAACTACAGGTAATATTACAACTGTTAATGCTACTTCAGTTACCGGAACAAATGTTGAAGGAACAACAAGTGTTAAGGGACAAACAGTAAGTGCTTTAAATTCTTTCTCTGGTCCTAACGCTACTATAACTAATTTTACTGGTACAAATGTTAGAACAACTAATCTTAGTGCTACGGGCAATGTAAGTGGGGAAACTTTAACTATTGCAGGAAATACTACTTTAGCTGCTTTAACAGGAACTATAGCTAGATTTACAACTTCCGTTTCTTCAACTAATGCATCAGCTATAACACTAAATGCTACTACAGGTAATATTACGAGTGTTAATGCCACTAATGTTACTGCTACTAATGTTACCGGAACAGATGTTAGAGCAACTAATCTTAGTGCTACAGGTAATGTAAGTGGAGCAGCTTTAACTATTGCAGGAAATACTACTTTAGCTGCTGTAACTGCTACTACAGGTCGTTTTACAACTGAAGTTTCTACTGGTTTAGTAATAGGAGATATTGTATCAGGAACTAATATTGTGTCCGAAGGAGATATCACATCTCAAGTAGGAACTATTCAAGGTCCTAATGTTAAAGCAACTAATCAATTTAGTGGAGCAGCTTTAGTTGTTACAGGTGATAGTAATTTAGGCCCTGTAAGTGCAACTACAGGTCGTTTTACAACTTCCGTTTCTTCAAATAGTGCAACAGCTATAACACTAAGTGCAACTACAGGTAATATTACAACTGTTAATGCTACTAATGTTACTGGAGCTAATGTTACTGCTACTAATTTTACCGGAACAGATGTTAGAGCAACTAATCAATTTAGTGGAGCAACTTTAACTATTGCAGGAAATAGTAATTTAGCTGGTGTAACTGCTACAGGTAGTATTAGCGGTGGTGGTACATTAGAAATAAATGCAGATTCAACTTTAAAAGGAGATTTATTTTTAACTGATGCGGCAAAACAAATTGTTAATCAAGGAACTTTAAGAAATGTTGCTGCTGCTACTTTTGGAAATGATGTAACCTTAAGTGGTTCAGGAAAAACTTTTAAAGTTGGAACTAATACCACTAGTGGGTCAACAGTACTTTTAGGTTATTTTTCAGCGTTAGTTGTTTCAGATGGAACTCAGCTTATAGGTCAAAATACTCCCGGAATACAGTTTAATTCTACTGCTGGGTCGATAAGATCCGCTGGTAATTTATCTCTACAAACTATTGATGATGGCGGAATTATAAATATAGGAACACAAAATCTCACTAAAGATATTGTTATTGGAGAGTATAGTAAAACTACAATTGATTTAAGAGCTAGTGGAGATATTACATTATCTAGTAAATCAGATATCATTTTAGATACAACTGCTGGAGCAGTACGGGGTAATACTTTAAAATTTACAACTATATCAGCTACTACTTATGAAGGTTTTACCGGAGTTGGTGGAGGTATATCTGATGCATCTTCTATTAAAGGTGTTCCAGTAACTGATCCTATTTCTACTTATCATAAACGAGTATTAACCTATGTTAGTGGACCGACTGAAAGTTTAGAGTGGGAAGCAAAAGTAGGACAAGTAGTACCCGGTGGTAGTATTGGATCAATGGAAGTTGATTCTCAAAATGCTCAGTTAGCTGTAGCTACTTCTGGAGGGGGTTCGTTCATTGTAAGTGGAATGCCTGATGGGACATTTTTAGTTGCTTCTGGGGGTTCTGTTGTCCCTGCATATCTCCCTAGTTACATGTTGCGGTATTTTGGAACTAATGGGACTGGTAATTGGGGTTCCCCTGTATCAAACCCAGCAGAAGTATTAAACGCAGAAGGTCAATTCCTTTACTATGACGCAACAAACCAACGATACACAAACACAGGTAATCTAAAAGTAGTTGGCAATAACAATTTAACAGCCACAAATGTTTCTGCAACAACGGTATCAGCAACTAATTATAGAAACATTAGACCTTATGTATCAGCAGTTGATAGCTCAACAACTACGAGTGTTAACATAAGTGGAGATTATGATACTTATTTAGTAAACACTACAACTACCAGTGTAACACTTTATCTACCTGATGCTTCTGCTTGGACAAGTAAACAAATAACAATATCTAAGATTGATGATGGTGGATCTTATAGATCAGTTACAGTATCAGGTACAACATTACAAACTGCAACAAACACAGTTCGTCTATACGATCCAACTGAATCTGTTACGGTAATATCTAACGGAACTAATTGGTATTCTTTAGACTATGACAGAGCTTATGGCGTTGTAGTAGTAGGTAAGAATAACACAGGATCTACTCTAACTAAAGGAACTCCTGTAAAAGTGACCGGAGCTACGGGAGACAATGTTTTAATCGGAGCGGTATCGGCAGCGAATAACCATGTGCCTCAAGCTACAGATGGAAATTTAACTAGATGCATTGGTGTAGTGGAGCATGATATTCCTAATGGTGAGTTTGGTCATGTTCTTACTAAAGGAACTTTATACAAGTTTAATACTAACGCATACAATGAGGGAGATGTTTTATACCTAGCTTCCGGTGGAGGGTTTACTAATGTTAAACCACCTGCACCTTATGATGAAGTATTCTTAGGTATTGTAACTAGAAAACAATCTGTTAATGGTTCGATCTTAATAGATATTGCTAACCCAATTCACATCAACGATATTGTCGGATTTAATTTAGCTTCTAGTTTGGTTAACGGTGATTTGATCTCTTACGACACAACTACTAGTACATTCAAGAATGTGCAAACTGTCAATGTCTCTGGACAAGGTAAGTTTGGATCTGTGTCTGCTACAGACCTATCTGCAACTAATATAACAGCGACTGACCTCACTTTCTCAGGAAAAATTAGTTCTCAAAAATATCCAACTTATATTTACACTGCGACTGGAATATCTGTTGCAGCAAACAAATTAATGTTTGATA